CCAAGTACCTCAGCAGCACCAGTAGTCATACCAGTACCAGTAGTGTAAGTGCCATCAACAGGATTAGATCCTGCGTGAGTACCTGCACCAGAAAAGTCTGAGTCAGCTTCGTTAAATAATGCCTCAGTACCACCTTGAGTGCTGTATCTTGCTTTCATAGCAAAGATAAGACCAGTAGGCTGAGTCATTGGTTGTACACCACAAATATCGTAAGCGATCATTTGCGGAGCAGATCTTCGTACTAAAGAAATTAGTACTGGATCAAATTTAGCCACACCACCTGTGTCAGGAAGAGCTGCAGCATCATTGACATGAACAGCTTCGAACATCGCTTGCTTTTCTTCTTTGATCGCCTTTTCTTGGTTCTCTAGAAGGACAGCAGTGACTTCTTTTCTGTAATTCTCTTTGATGGGAGCAACACCTTCGTGTTCCAGAATAGGTGACCATTTTTCCATTAATGATTTTCTATCCATTTTTATATCTCCTTAAAGTTGATAGATTAATTATTTTTGTTGCTTCTGTCAAGCATGTCAGCATAAGCAGAAATTTTAGGGTCTGAAATAGACTTCTTAGTTTCTTCTTCTAACTGTACTGGCTCATCAGTAACAACAGTTTCTACATTTGTTTTGCTTGGTTTAGAAGCAAAGTAAGATTCTCTGATAGTGCTGACTTTTTTCTCAAAAGATTCTTTGTCTTCAAAACTGAGATCCTCAGTTAATCCAGCAAATTTTTCTTTATCAGTTTCAGCCATACCATCGGATGCTTTAGAAAGGACTTCGTCCTTCTCCATAGCTTTTACACTCTTGTTAAGTTCGACATTAGCTTCAAGTTGCTCATTGAGCTTCTTCTCTAATTCTTCGACCTTTTCTTGAGCGTCTCCAAGTAAGTCAAATCTGTCTTCAGGAACATCAACATAATGTTCAGCGAACAGATTTTTCATACCATTAATGAAGCCATCTAAAATCTCCGACTTCATACCAGATTCGAGAGCGATTTCATTTTCACTTATCCACTGCTCAACTACATAGCTGAGATATCCATCAACTTTTTCAACTAGACTCTCTTTAGCTTCGTCTATTGCAACAGCATTAGACTCAGATAATTCTTTTTTAAACTTAGCGACTTCGCTTTTAACACGAGATACAACTACAGTTTCGAATATAGTAGTAGCTTTTTCTTTGAACTCTTCAGAAAGTTCTTCGCCATTTAATAATGCTTCAACATCTTCTGAAACATCTACTGCGATTTCATCTTCTTCAGCTTCTTCTGCTACAACTTCTTCGTCAGACTCAGATTCTTCTTTTTTCATATCTTTCATCTTCTCTTTCTTTTTAGAAGATGTCATATATGATTCGTCTTTTTCTTTATCTTTAGACTTTTCATCATCGTCATCATCGTCGTCGTCGTCGTCATCGTCGTCGCCATCTTTTTTCTTTTTCTTTTCGATAGCTTTCTTCAAAGCAGGTGGTAATTCACCCTCTTCGATTTCTTCTACCTCTTCCTCAGCTGGTGCTTCTTCTTCAGCCACTACTTCTTCAGCAGGTGCTTCAGCTTCAGCTTCATCGCTAGATTTTTTCCAGCCTTCAGACTCCTCAAGAGTATCGATTTGCTCTTCAGCTTTCTTACTCTCACCAAGGAGTTCTGCGATTTTTTGTTCTATACTTGACATGTTTGTCTCCTTAAAGTATGGGTTATTGTATTTTCTTTAAAAACTTCGCAAATGCGAAAAGTTTTGCTTCTTCGAGTTGAGATCTTGTTGCCTTAGTTATTGAACTCTTTATAGCATCAATATCTTGCTCGACAAACTTCCCATCAACGAACATCCATTCCTTGCCCTCCATAACACCTCGTACAAATGCATCTGGTGCCGACGGATCTGCAACTATATCAGCAGCAGTGGCAAGCATAAAATCCTTTTGGACTTCTGAAGTTCCGTCTTTGGTAGTTTTCAATGAACCCATCCCTCTAGAAGATACACCTAGACTTGCTCCTTCGTCAATCAACGATTTAACAATCTTACCATAAGGTGTATCCATTATCTTAGCTTTTCCGATAAAGTTTTTATCTTCTAGCTTCAAATCCTTAATCATGTGCGATACTCTATCTAAATTGATAGTTGGAGAATCAGGGTGTCCTAACTCACCATACGCACGATTTTTCTTGACATTTTCTTTAACATATCTTTTAACTTCTTTGTCAAGAATCTCTGTAGGGTATAATCTTCCATTCCTGTTTTTAATATCAGCTTGGAGGAATACTCCCTCAATGTTGTAATTCTTCTTACCAGTTTCTTTATCTTCTTCGATAAGGTAGTTTACAACTTCTGTATGTTCTTTAATTAATTTCATATTAGCTTCCTACCGCATCTTGGTCATCGTAAGCTCCAAACTCAGGAGTTTCTACTGGGTCATTAAATCCACCCATTTTAGAAAGATGAAGAAGTATCATACCTTTGCCACCAAATGTGACAACAATATCTTGGTTGCCTTCATCCTGTATCGATGTTTCAATTTTCGGTGCTCCTGGATGAACAGTAGCCACGAGGACAGAGTTTCTTACAACAGTAATATCTTTTGCAGCTTCACAGCTGTACTCGATTTTCTGTATGGCAACTTTAAGAGCAGAAGTAGTAATCGTTTCGTTTGTTAATTTTAAGTCTGCGTCGATATCAATAGTGACATTCTCATTAGTACCAGTCGCAGTGACTCTGACGATAGCTTTACGATTATCTTTTGCCAGAACTGTTTTCGTTATTGCCATTTAGTACACTCCTTTTAAAACTTCGATAAAGTTGTTTTTATTCTCCGACATATGAGAAACAATCTCATCCTTGTCTTTCAGTAAACTATTTAGTAAAATTTGGTTTTCCTCGCTAATTGCGATCTTCGTACCATCTTTTAATACATAATCTAGTTTATTTCTTAATTCTTTTGCTTGTCCAACCTTAATCTCAGTTATGATTGGGTCAACATTAAAGTCAGTTGACGATGCTTTTTGAATATATGACTCAACCAACTCATCAGTAATAATATCATCTGAGTGTTTCGCTATATATTCAGCAACTCTTTCTTCAGGTAGAAGAACATCAATACTATCTACTAGCTGTTGTTCTCGCTCCTCAGTCGAAGTAATCGTATGAGTATAGATATCTTTAAACTTCTTCGACATTCTCAGCTGGTTCCTCTACTGGTTCAGCTGGTACTTCAGGTTGTTCTGGTTCACCAGCAATCTCATCCTGTTCTTCTGGAGTTTTAAACATAGTTGAAGCCATTTCTTTCTTCATCGTGTCTAATTTATCTCCAACTTTCGCAGACATTACACCTTGGAAAGTACTTTCTATTCCTTCAGCATCACCTGACTGAATAGCATCTATTAATTCTTTAGTTCCCATCTTCTTCTCCTTCATTATCATCAGCTGGTTCAGACTGCATACTATCCATATCAGGGACTTCCCCACCTTGGTCAGTATCCTGTTCCTGTTCAGCTTTTTCTGCTTCAATCTGGTCGTCGATATCTTTCATCTCTTCTTCAGATTGCATTAAAATATTTCTTCTTGCCCACTCTAATGAGTAGAACTTGCCAAGGTATGGTTCAATCTGCCCTAGCATACCAACTCGTTGTTGTAGCAACTCGTTATTCTTTAATTCAGTAAAGTGATTATCTTGTAGAAAATCGATTCTTATATGATGTCTGCTTTCTTCAAAATCTTCTTCAGTCATTACTCCCTTAGCAATTAACTGAACTCTAAGAATATCAATCAGTACCTGACTAAATTTTCTTTGAACTCTCTGAACAAATTTGTTAAACTTTAATTCGTCTCTAGTAATTTCAGAAGCACGACCTAAAGTAAATCCAGTCTCACCTTGTAATCTTGACATAGGCACATTAAGTGACTGGTAAAGTTTCCTTTGGAAATATTGTATGTCTGCTATATCTCCAAGGTTTTGCCCTCCAGGAAGTGTAGTAATTTCTGTACCACGACCACCCTCTCTTCTAGGCATCCAAAAATCTTCCATCATGCTTAGGTGTTTTCTATCGTCTCTTACTTCACCTGTATTCGCATCGTAAACTACTTTGTTTCGATACTTATTCATGATATCGTTGACATATTGTTCTGCTTTTATCTTAGGCAGGTTTCCTACATCAACATAAAATATTCTTCTTTCAGGAGCACGACTTAGTCTATAAATGACTACAGCGTCCTCAATCATCTTCAACTGGTTTACTGGTTTAACAGCTTTTTGTAAATGACCCAATACTATGCCAGTATTTTGGTCAACATTACCAGATGGACAAAATACAACTGAGTCTTTACTCAGTTTAATTCCTTTAGTATTTGAGTCAGTAATACCTTTATCGTTGTATATAAAGTATTCTTCTTGACTTTCTACTACCTCGATCCCTTGTTGATTCTTCTTTTTCTTAATATTTTTAATCTTACGAATCTTTTGTGGATCTACATACCTTAGTTCCTGAATACCCAACTTTGGATTTTTAGGATCTACAATTAAATGGTAGTATAATCTTCCATCTACATACCAAGTCTTAAAAATATCATGCCCTTTATGGTCGAACTGAAGCAGATCGTAGATCTCCTCGAACTCCTCATGCATTTTATCTTTAATATTATCGGATACAGGTAAGTCGTCAAGACTTAAACTGACACTGGGTGCGTCAGTCTCAATTGTGATTGCTTCATTAGTTATATCTTCTATCGCACCATCACAATCTGGATATTGAGCAACTTCACGATATCTTTTGATTAAAGCGTTTTCACTTTTTATCGAGTTATCTAAATCGAGGGTGACCCCATAGTAAGCACTTACATCTGTAAGGACTGTCGAGCCATCATCTTTTGATGGAGCGACAGGACTTAGTGGTTCTCTATTCCTCTTTCGTGTAATCTCGAAACCGAAAAATTCAGCCATAATTTATTCACCTTTATTAATAATTAAATGTTGATTGGGAATGAACCAATCGGAGTATCGATTGATATATTAACTCCTAATCCACCACTTTCGCTTGTATTACTTGTAAAGAAGTTGTATTGGAATTCAACATCAAATGTTTCAATAGCATTTGTAGTGTCATAATCCAACTGAACAATACCGATAGACAGTGGGTAAGCATCAACAAATTTATATTGTTTTACTCCAGCACCATTTCTATCTAGTTGTGTTACAAGTAAGTCAGCTTGGTAATCATTCGGATTAGTACGACCTTCTGTAGTCGCATATTCCTGAATACCATTTTGCCATCTTTCGATTGCGTTTCTAATACCGAAGTCAGTGTCGTTATAAACTGTGACTGTCCAAGGAGCGAAAGTACGCTCAGCAGCAAAGTTTACAGCACGACCTCTATATTGGATTGGCAAGTTTTCTAATGTACTAGCTGGTAATTGTGCAGCTTTGCAAAGAAACTGTCCTTGTACAGCAGCAACTCTTCCACCAGTGACATAAGAAGGGAAAGCCAAATCTACACGAAACTGATTAGGACGAGCTCCGCCACCAGTCATGTTAGCTTTAAAATCAGCAATATTAGCCATTTGTTTTTTCTCCTTTTATTCTATTTAGCCACCAATTTCACTAAAGTCTACACTTGATTTACTTGCTACAAATGTAAGAGTAATGAAATTAATTGCTCTGTTTGGTTTAATGAAGATATCTGCACGGAATTCATTTCTATCTATTACATCGCCTGTGTTATTAGTTCCGTCACAGACTACTGTAAAGTCAGTAATTCCTCGTCTTCCTTGTACATCTCTTAGGAAAGGATTAACTGCATTTTTAAAGTCATTTCTAGTGAACTCATCGTTGAATTCAAATAGTTGTGCTTTAGCAGCAATCGCAATCGCTTTTTCTAATACGATAAACAATCTACGAACATTTATTCTGTTGAACGCAGATTCAGATCCTAGTAAAGTTTTGTCACCAAATAGTTGTGTACCATTTCCTGGGAATGTCACAACAGGGTTTACATTACTTTGATATAAAGTATCCCTTTGAGTTTTGTTTGGTGAGAATGCTAGTTTAACAACATTCTTAACTTGACCTCTAGTAGCACCAGCAGGTGAGAACCATGCGTCTTGGTCATAGTCAGTTCTGGCAGCGAGACCTGCTATGTCACCATTTAGTGGTACATATCTGTATTTATCATTATATCTGTCATACTGGTATTTAGAACCAGTATCAAGTACACCATAAGATGAACTTGGTAATGAGTTTCTGTAAGTAGTAATGTCGCCCACTGGGTCAGCATCAGTTGCTAGGATAGTGTTCCCTGAAGCATCTTCAGCAGAACAGAATACCATACAGTCTTTTCTTACTTCAGCAATATTATTAATTGCGAAAGTTGATGTAGCAGCATCTGCTTTACCA